ACAAAGTTCTCTGGGTAGATAATCCGACCAGTCTCACTGTCAACAGTCACACCAGCAGGGATAGCAACCTTGACGCCTTTGACTAAATACTTGCGTTGGGGGATGCTACTAAATTGTTCAGCATCAACACGCAATGCAACCAGTGCGCTGTTGGGGTAACGCAGCTTTGCATATTTTATCTCAGTCAAACTGCTCCAACTAAAAGCATTGGCAAGCAAAGAACTATTGCTGTCTTTAGTGACTCGCTCTATCTTAATGTCTACGTTATCTGCTGGATTCGGACGATTCAGATTTATAAGATAGTCTTTTTGATACTTGTCAGCAGTGCGGCCACTAATTTTGTCTTCAATCAAAACAGCAAAGTCGCTGTCACTTTGGTATTTGACAAGGATTTTTAATTCAATTTTTGTACCTGTTGTATCACCAGTTGTGTTGTTAATCCTTTGAAGAGACGGGACGGTAACGGTTACACGAACTGCATCCACCTCGTCATCGACAATAGTCTCAGTGACGGGGCCATCTTTAACAACGCCACGATTTATTGCCCGTATATTGTCTGAGCCAGACGTGATTGGGATAAAGGTTTGCGCCTGGGTGCCATTCCGCGTGTAAACCGTAACGTCTTCAAAGTTAAAAATCCCTTGAGCGCTTTGAAGCGCAGTCCCGTTCAGAAAGATCCCCTTACTGCCGTCAACCAATCCCTCAATCTCGCCTTCTGAGATCAGGTCAACCACTGTTGCGTATTGACGAGAATCAAGACTGTCAGGCGTTGTTCTTGGAGAACGGCTACTACCGCCACCGCCTTTGCCACCGCCACCGCCTGAACCAATAATCGTGGTCATGCCTGCACCTGCTCAGTGTCAATACCAGCAGAGATGACAACACTGCCGGTCAAAGTTTTGCCGTAGACGATTGGGACTGGCGTTCCACCACGCGAGGTGTTCTGAATACCGGAAAAAGAGAATGACTTGCGTGGATCTTGAACGGTGTCTGGGCCTTGAGGGATTGCAGGTGTTGGTGAAAGCATCTGCGCAACGCCAAATAACAACAAGCCAGCGCCAATGTTTCCTACTGCAGCTGAAATGCCTAGACCTCCTGAAAATCCAGTAATGCCAAAAGAAAGCGTTGCGCCACCTGTAAAAACCGCAGTAGCTACCAGAGCAGCTCCAAGCAATGCAAGTCCGAAACCATCGCCACCCGCACCAACAATTACTGGCACGATCTTAATTTCTTCCTGCCCGACAGGATTGTGCAAGTCATCCAGTGTCAACGCGCCATCACCCACCAGAACCTTGTAATGCTGATCCGCCATGTGGCGATCAAGCTGCGGAAAGTTAGCGATCAGCATCCGCACCGCTTCAGCAGCAGATGACAGATCAGCCTCAATCACCTTGCGGCCAACAAACTCAGCTAACTGCCCGTAAAGCCTGACCTTACGCAACATGACGCAGCCGCCTCCCTGTGCATGATTGTAGCCAGCCCCCATAGAGATCTCTAGAGGACAACCTCTCCGAAAGGTGATGCAGCACCATGCCATCACCAATGAAAACTGCACAATGATTCAGGCCGTTGCCGTTGATCTGCATCAACAACAGATCACCACGTTCCAACGACTCATCTTCTGCAAGCTCCCGGAAGCCTGTTGCAGCCCATGCGCCGTCAAACATTGGAGCGACTAAAAACTGTTCCGGTGTTGCTGGCCTGTCCCAATCACGCAAGTTGATGCCCTGCTCTGCGTACCAGTCGCGTGCAAGTGTCCAGCAATCGCTGACAGCCCAAGTCCACTTGCGGCCAATTAATGGCGCTTTGTAACCACAGGGCATGTATTCACCCCATGCTTCAGTCTTTGGGTTGACGATGTACCAGGGAAAGCCGTGCTTTTCCGCCGACACCTTGTCAGCCTCACTTGCAACTGGCAGCGTTTTTGGATGGCTGTGCACAATGCCTATGATTTCGCCTGCATCGTCTGCAGCGGCGTAATCCTCGGGATTGAGGATAAACATGTCCTCTAGGTTGTGCGCCATATTTCTGCACGCCCAATATCTCTCGCGCCCCTTAACCACAACAACCAAGCCAACCGCCTCCCACGGGTAGCGATCCTTAGCGTCTTGAAGTGCTGTGTCGCGCCAGGTCATGCGAAGAACGTTCCAATGCCTGGATAGCCGCCAAATGGCAGCTCATTTACATCGCCGAACCTACATTCACAACTGCTTTGCTTTTTGCCGCAAACATCCTCAGCGTCCGTAAGCACTCCCTCATCACTGGCGTTAAAGCGTGTGAACTGCACGCCGTCAACGTTTTTACCCGGTCCATCCGTTGGGTCATAACCGCACTCAGCTGACTTGTAGACCCATTGACAACGGCTGATGCACTGACGCTTTGGTGCTCGTACACCAGCGAGATCAAAGGCAGACGCCAGCTCAAACTCAATTAGGTTGCGGTTTTCAGCTGACTTGCGATCGACGTAGTAAATCTCTTTGGGGAAAAGTGCCGTGCTGTCAGCTGTAGTGTTGTCTGACGAGTAGCCAACCTCCCAATAATCAGCAACAACGTAGGTCTCATAGCTTGACCCAATGAAGTTTTCTGAGTCGATGTACTTTGCCAGCGTTCGCAGGCGAGTTACCTTTGCGCCCTCCAACCCGTTTGGCAGCTCTGCAATCAGCGCTGTGATTCTGCTTAACAGGTTGCTGATCCGAAGTGTTGGACGTGGCAAGGTGCCTCGGCCGTTATAAGCAAAACCATCAGCCTCTAAAGGTATGGCCGTGTATGTTTGGCCGCCAAATACAATTCCTCCCGCACCGCCTTCACGCGCAGCACTGTAATAGTGTGTCGTTGAGGTGCCGTGCTGGTCCTCATTAAGCTCAAGCTGGAACAGCTCAATAACTTCTGAAGGCGCAATAGCCTGCAGCTCACTGATAAGTTCCGCGCTGGATTGCTGATCGTCATAACCAGCATTCCAGTAGCCGGTGACGACGTAAGCCATGTTTATGAGGTGACAGCTTTAACAAGCGCAAAGCCAATCACAATGGCTTCTGACAAGGAACCAGCAGTAATGTTGCGGACGTTGATGCTGGCAGAACCTGCAGCACACTGTGCGTTCAACAAATAAGAACCAGCCGTCCCACCGCTGACATGATTGAGAACAAGAAGGTCAGTGGCTGCAATCGTTGTGTTCGTCAACGTAAAGGACACTGTGGTGTCAGCTGCCAAGGCTGCATCGTGCAAGGTGATTTGCCCGCACTTGTTGCTGAGCGTGACGCCTGTGCTTTTTGAGGTTCCCTGCGTAACCGTGCCGCCATCACCGGTCACATAGCCAGCTTTATTGTCACGAAGGTCCGTGAAGTTGGTGTCAACCTCAGTGTGGGTGAGCGGGCTACCCTTCGTGGCTCTGGTGGTGATAGCCATTACGGTTCAAACACTTGGCGGAATGTTGCTTGTATCGTAGCCCGGTTGGCGAACGGAATCGACTTCGACCATTCCTCGCACACCCACTTGTAAGTCTCCGTTTCATCTGGCGGCGACCAATCGAAGGACTCAGCGTCGTCAGCCCTAGCGTCCAAGAACGTTTCAATGGTGTCTGAATCAGTTTCTGTCAAATTGACGAAGCTTAAATTCCAAACTTTTGGGTTCTGATTTAAACCAAATGCCAGCCTCTGTTCGTAGCCATCACCAAAACGAACTGTGCGCAGATTTGGCTTGCTTGTTTTCTGCGCCCCGAAATCAGGGCTGATGTCTGGGAAAGTAGCCATTAGCGTGACAGTAGGCCCCCAGGTCGTTGTTGTTTGATCAATTCAGCCTGCACAGCGGCGCCGATAGCCTTTCCGAGCTGATTAGCTGAAGGACCATCACCCTGGGCAGATGTGCCTTTGGCATCAACGTTCACAACCACGTTACCTACGCCACCGCCTGAAGTCTCAACACCAAGGCGACCACCACGGCCACGGCGCAAGGGGAGCACGGCTTCAGGGCCAGCCTCGCCCATAAGCGCCATTGTTGGCCGGCCGATATAACCGCCCTTGGCATAAGGCACGATGCCGTTTTGAGCGAACACGTTGCCCTTGGCGCTGGGGAAGATCTGATTAACGAGCGAGCCAATACCTGACCTCAGGAACATGCTGCCAAATTGACGCAGGAGGCCAGACAACGATTCCTTCAATGACTTAGTGCCGTCAATCAGACCCTCAATCGCGCTGGTCATTTGATTAGCCAGCGTGTCTTTGACCTGATCAAGCGTGATTTTGTACTTGCTAGTTGACTCGTTCAATTTGTCTTGCTGATTCAGCTGCTCTGCTATTGCTGCGCCTGCAGCAAACTGCTCTGCTTCTAACTGTTCTGCAGCTGCTACAGATGCCTCAAGGTCTGCCAAGAAAATGGCAAGATCAACAGACATCTCCTTTGTGTTGCCTGATGTCTTTTCAGTAGCTTGATCAAGCTGCTCAGTCACAGGGCTGGAGTCCCTGCCACCGCCGCCATAAGTCGCTCCGACTTCAGACCTGCCAGTGAAAATTTTTCCCTGTGCTTCTATGTCTGCGAAAAACTGTGCTCTTGTGTCGGCTAAACCTGTTTTGGCAACATCAAACGCTTCGCCAAATTTGCCCTGGCCAACCAAGGTTGCGATCTTGACCAGATCTTGCAGTGTTCGCACAAAAAACCTAGTGGCCTGAACCAAGCCAAGAACCACAGACGCAACACCACGGATGCCAGCCTCGATGACTTGGAACAGCGGCGTGAAATCTTGTCCGCTGTCAAACAGATCGCTGAACACCTCAAGAATCGCGTTCAACGCTGGCAACAACGCATCAGCTAACTGCTTGCGGAACCCATCGAACTGGATTTGCAGGATTGTGATTTGATCGTTGAAATACTCTGCATTTTGCGCGAAGTTTTCGCTGGTTTCGTAGTTAAAACGCTCAAGTGCCTCTGACCCACCATTCAACATGGTGATCAGCTTTGACCCTGACCGGCCAAAGATGTCCATTGCAATGGCGGCCTTTTCAGGCCCGTTCGGCAAGTCAGCAAACTTGTCCGCGATCTCGCCAAGCAACTGATCAGAAGGCTTAAGACTGCCGTCTGCTCTTTTAACGCTCAACCCCAGCTTTGCGTATGCCTCTGAATAAGTTTTGACGCCATCAGCCGCCTCGCCCTGCGTGCGTGCCAGCGTCCGCAGACCTGTCTCAAGGTCGCTCTGACTAACATCAGCCAGCTTGCCAGCGTTGACATAAGCCTGCAGTTTGTCCGCTGCGATGCCTGTCCTGGTGCTGAGCTTGCCAAAGGCATCAGCTGAATCAATCGCACCTTTGACAAAGGCGCTGAAACCTGCAACAGCAGCAGCAGCAAACAGCGCCTTAAATGCGCTGCCAACCCCACGCACAGCCATGCCAAGGTTCTTGGCCTTGCCCTCAACTCCCTGCATGGAGTTGCCAAGCCGCTTGATATTGTTTTCGCCCTTAGTTTTGGCGTCGATTAACAGACCAAACTTGGCAGCCATTTACTTGCTCTCCTTGTTCAGGATTTTGACCGCCGCAGCCTCCATGACCTGCAAATTTTCAAGCACGGTCGGCTGGTCCTCGACTTCATACAGTCTAAACAGCCATTCAACAGCTGAATAGTCCAGCCCACAAACGCCTGCAGACGTTGTGCGCCATTGCGTCTGGCAACGCAAGAACATCTCAACCGCTGGCCAGTTATCCGGCCACACCTCAAAATCCTGAGGCGCATCAGGTTCTGGCAGAGCCAAACCAAACGCCTTGGCATCAGCCATCAGCTCTGACTTGTCATCAGGGCCGCTGAATAGATACTCAACGGCCTCCTCTAGTTTTTTCTCTTGGCTCCCTGCTTGCTTTCCAGATAAGCGCCAGCAATCGCACTGGCCATCATTGGCACGTCGAGCAGCTCGTCACGCTTGGTGATGCTGTAAGGCAATTCCTTGCCGTCCTCATCCTCAACGCCCGCCCAACCTGACATCACCTCGCGGGCAATCTCAACGTCAGACAAATTGCCTTCACCGCTTAGCTCAGCGATCTCCAGCAAACGGCTTTGCGTCAAGTCTTTGAACTCAACATCAAAAGTGACCCGCTCGTGTTTGCCCCCATCAACAGGGACATCGACAGAAACGGGCCACTTGTAGGTGTTGGACTTTTTAAGGACGAATCCCATAAAAGGAAAAATTCATCCCAAAACTAGCGCACTATGTAAGTGCCAGGCTGTACTCATCATTTCCCGATGTTGTCGGGGTTGCTGTGTAATCAAAGTTCAGCATCTGAACGCCGTCAGAATCTGAGTAGCTAACAGCAGACAAATCAGTCTGAGGTGCGCTGAAAGTAAAGATGTTGCCAGCAGTTTGACCATGCTGGAACGTGTTGTTACCAGTGTCTGAGCCCGTAATGCTGGTGAAGTAGTTCTTGGTTGCCATCGTGACGGCCTCCAGCACAATGCTGCCGCCAGGACGACGATCAGTGATCAGCACTTCCTTGCTGCCACCCACCAGCTCACGGTAGACGCTCTGATTGTTCTGATCAAAGCTGAACGACTGCACAGCGCCGGCATAGCTGAACAGCTGCTGGCTGGTGGTGTTGCCGTTCTTAAACAGCACCGGCTTGGCTTGGTTCTGATACGTCGGCGTTGCGTTTGAAACGTCAGTAGGCGCGTTATAGATGCCAACCATCGTGAAGCTGATGGTCGGGATCTGCCCGATCTCTGCAGAAATAGAGAACGAACCGCGAGCGCCAGTCACTTTCTGGCGGACGCCATCTTGGAAAAAGTAGATGGTGACAGAGTCAAAGCTGCTGCTTACCGGGGCATAGGTGACCGAGGTGCTGGCAACGATGGTTTCACTGTTGCCACAAGCCTTAAGCAAAGGGCCAAATGCAGGGGCAGTGCCGGCCGTTCCAGAGCCGACCATCTCAACTTCAAAAGTCACCTCAACGCGCTGGTTAGCGTGAAGCACTTCATATGTGCCCATATAACCGCGAATCAGCTCACGCTCAACAGCGTCAGACTGAAAAGGGCTGATCTCAAGACTGCGAACAAGGATCGCATCTGCAGAGCCTGTTGGCGTTGGATCGGTTCCGTAAGTTGACTCCTCTTTCGCCAACAAAAGGCGTTGACTTGTTCTAAGTGCCATTGGTCAAAACCTCAGTTGGAGACAGGAAGTTGACTATCAGAACCCATAATAGTCACGGGCCTTGAGTCAGGTCAGCGAGCCGGGTGCGGTAACGCACTAGATATTCAACACCAATCACACCAGCTGGCTGATCAGCGTCAACCATCTCAAATGTTGTCGTTCCTGGCTGCACGTCAATCGCGTGGCCCCCAAGAGTGAGGTCCGCCATGATTTTGCTGTGAAGACTCTCAACAATCGGGTCTGCAACTTCATCAGGCTTGTCACCACGGACAATCACTGAGACGCGCACTGTGAGCGACCAGTCCAGCGTTGGCAGGCTGGTGTTCTGCTCAGGCGTATCACTAATCGCTTCAACAACTAGTGCAGGGCTTTCACCACGTTGCAACGGCACCACACGGCTTCTGTAGATGCGCGTTCCGACGTCAGTTGTGCCAGCAAGGCTGCTGACGATGTCATCAAGAATGTTTTCCCGCAGCGTCGTCATGTCTTCTGCAGCGAGATCTCACAGAACAATCCGTCATCAATCAAGCGTGTCTCACGCACTGTGTAGGCAACAGAATTGACGGTAATGCTGGTGCCTGCTGTAAGGGTGCCAAAGTCAGAAGCCTTGGCGGTGATTTGGTAGTCAGTAGTGAGCACCATGTCACCTGCCAAGACCTGACTGGGCTGATCAAGAATCACATTGGCTGTCGTTGCGCCTGACGTAGCAGACACACCGTAGTCAGCTAGGAAAACTCCTAGGTCAGCGGCAAGCGCATCGAACGCCATCAGCCTTCAGCCTTAGCTTTGCTGGTGCGCTTTGTTTTGGGCTTAGCAGGTGCTGCGCCCTCGACTGCTTTACCCATACGGATAAGCAGTGCGCCGTCAGAGTCCGACACGTCATAAGACTGGCCAGCCTCTAGGGCTTTGCCAGATGCCATGACGTTTCTAGTGCAGGTGATTTGCATAAGAAAAAAAGGGGACCGTTGCCGGTCCCCTCCCCGTTATCAAGCGGTGGTGATGTCTTCGATGGAAGCGAAGGCAGTTGCTTGGCGAACCGCAACATCGAATGAAACGATGCCACGAACCGAAGTCAGAGCCTTGCTGAAGTCATCGGAGTCAGTGCCCACGGTGATCTCAAGACCATTGCCGTAGAAGCCCAGCATTGCCTGGCTGAAGTCACCAGCAACCAGAGCAGAACAAACGCCAGTGCTGCTGCCTTTGTCCAAGTTGGAAGGCACAGCATTGGTGACGGCAATCGGGTAGCCGTTCAGGGTCAGAGGCGTGGGGCCGCGACCAATGGCCTGCAGATCAGAGTTGTAGAGGAAAGCACCGTCAGTGGTGGTGGAACCACCAGCGCGAAGTTTCTTCAGAGCACCCATCACCTTGGCGTTGGTGATGTAGGCCATGTTCGGGCCTGCTGCGTTGTCCTGCGTGACCTCGGTTTCAAGGTCAACAACCCTCTCCATGGTGATCGCGCCACCGTTGGTTCCCATGGCCACAGAGCCGATGCCGGAGGTGTTGCGGATGCCGGTGGGTTGTCCGGAAGAACCAGAGCCGTTGAGCACTGCAGCGTCGATGGCAGTGTTGATGCCATCAGTCAGGTCACGACGGATCAGCTCTTCAATGCCAGGAGTGGCCTGAAGCAGAGTCTGGCGGCTGTACTTGGACAGGGCTGCCAGGTTCTTCGGGCTCATCGTCACCTGATCAAAGGTGGACTCAGCCTGAGTGATTGCGGTGGTCTCAGAAGAGAGGTAGCTGGTGGAAGCAACACCGGAGCGACGGGGGATAGCCACGTCACCGACCAAGCCGGTCAGGGTGCGAACGCCAAGGCCAACAACGGGGGAAGCGTTCCGCAGTGCTTCAATAAAATCGTCGGCGAGGAGGTCGGTGGCGACAAGATTTCCTCCAACATTTGCCGTTGACGTGACATAAGTCGCGCGTTGGCTCAGTGCAGAGAAAGGAACAAAGAAGGTGCGCTCGCTAGTGGCGGTCAGGCCAGAGCTGCGTGCGACTTCCTGGCTCAGTTCACGGACCAGGCCGGCACCGTGGGAGGACCAGTCACCAGTGATCAGGGCGCGAACGCCATCCATGATCTGGTAACGGGACTGAGTGCCTTGATCCAGATCAACAGGGGCCACGGTCT